AATAGACGCATGGTTAGAAGCAGAAGATCTTCAAAAAGCCATGGGTGATACAATCTATAGAAATTACTTACGTAATAAAAAAATGATTGATTTAACAGAAACTCCTGATGCTATAAAGGAAGAAATTATAAATAGTTTTGAGAGTCAAGATCCTAAGAGAAACAAAGGAAAGGTTTTTCCATATCTTGTACAAAAACGATGTAAACGGTTAGTTGAGTGTGTTCAAGAATTTATATGAGGAGAGATTATGAATAATTATGTACCTACACCATTGTTGGTGTGTGAAGTGATTCAAGAAGCTCAGAAGAAAAAGAAGAAAGAAGCCAAAATAAAGGTATTGAAAGATAACGAAAGTTGGGCTCTAAAAGATTTTCTTAGGGGTTCATATGATGATACTGTCAAATGGAACGTGCCAGGCAGTAAACCACCTTATACGCCTAATATCGGTCAAAGCTCCCCCTCAAATTTCTTAAAATTAAATACGCAGTTGAAGTATTTTGTTTCTGGCGGACAAGGAGATGCCATGCAAAAAGCTAAAAGAGAACAATTGTTTATTCAATTATTAGAATCTATTGATCCAGAAGATGCCGAACTTCTCTGTGGAATGATTTGTAAGAAAGAAATAACGGGTGTAAAAAGAAATGTAGTAGAGGAGGCTTTTCCAGGATTGTTATTAGACTCTCAGTAAATATTAACATCTTAACCTTTGGAGAATATGTATGACCCAAGCTCAAATAGAAAGACTTCAAAATGATTCAACTGAACTACGAAAGTTTGCTAAAGAAATGAAAGAGGAAGGTAGACTTGACCTAGTAGAAAAAATTAGAGCTAAAAAACGTCATGTGGATGCACACATTAAAAAATATACGGAAAAAGCCGCATAAAGGGTTTACAAACAACAAGAAATTTGATATAATTATATTATGAACATATTTATTTTAGATGAAGATCCAGTAGTCGCAGCGGAAATGCTTTGTGATAAGCACGTTCCGAAAATGATTGTTGAATCTGCTCAAATGCTATCGACTGCTCACAGGCTACTCGATGGTTCCCCAACAAAACGTAGATCTAGATCTGGTAAGACTGTGCAAACTTACTATGAATTTAAAGATATGCGTGATGAATTGTATTATACTGCAGTTCATAAGTATCATCCTTGCACAACTTGGACTATGGAATCGATTGAAAATTATAATTGGCACTATGGTCATTTTACAGCTATGGCTAAAGAATATGAATTTAGAAGAAATAAAATTCATGCTACTTGGAATAAACTTGGTATGATTCTTGCTGCTCCACCCATAAATATACCGAATATCAAAAGAACCGAGTTTGTACAAGCAATGAGTCATTATCCAGAATGTAAAGTCGAAGGCAATGCGGTGCAAGCTTATCAAAACTATTATCACAGAGCTAAACCATTTGCTAAGTGGCAGTGGGGTCGCGAAGCTCCCAACTGGTGGAAAGGATATCAAGGTGCCTAATTACACACTACGTAACATAAAGACTAAAGAAAGTTTCATTGTAAACTGCTCATATATAGAACTACAAGAAAAATTAAAGAGCGATTCTGATTTAATTCAAATGTTAGTATTCCCGGCAGTTATTGGTGGTACAGGATCATTACTAAGTAAGACAGATGACGGATGGAAAGATAATCTTAAAAGAATTAAAGAAGGATCGGGTAAAAATAATACTATTAAAACATGAGGAATACATGATAAACACTGAAGAAAAAGTAACCTTTATAGACGTAGGAGGAAAAGTTGTCAAAGAGGATGAAAGATATGTTGTTAAGGACAATAAATTATTAAAAAATTTAGTGTTAAGTTCAACAAAATTAAATCCGGATATGAGCACTTCTGGACATAAACACGCTGGTCAAGAAGAAGTCTATATGTTTATGGAAGGTTGGGGAACTATGGAACTCGATGATAAAACAATTGAAGTTCAAAAAGGTGATGTTGTATTAATACAAGACGGAGTCTATCATAGAGTACATGCTAATGCAAATGGATTAGAATTTATTTGTGTATTTGACGGTCAAAGATATGATCATGTTGCTCATCTTGGTTATGACTAATGTCTATAATGCCATTGACACAACAGGTCATTGATGCTTTACGTTGTGTGCATGATCCTGAAATTCCAAGTATAAGTGTATTAGATCTAGGGTTAATATATGAACTAGATGTCAATGAAGAAGGAGATGTATATATTAAACATACTCTTACAAGTATGATGTGTCCCTTTGCAGATCAAATATGTAAAGACATTGAAGAAGCTCCGAAAGGAGTAGTTGGTGTTAGATCTGTAAAAAGAGAACTTGTTTATGATCCGCCATTTAGCATGGATATGGTTCCAGAAGATACAAAAATTATTATGGGTTGGGACTAATATATGAGACGTATTATAAAAACTTGCACCTGGCAGTTATTAGGTGTTGCATGGTTTATGAGTTACGCATTAGTTACAGGTGGCGATTTATGGTACACGCTTGGATTATCACTTGCAAGTATTCCTGCAGGTAGCTTAATGTTCTATGGGCATGAATGGATATGGGATAAAATAAATGAAAAAAAGTAACCAGTTACGAGTTGCTCTTGATGAGTTAGAGCATATTGATCCTATAACCGAAAATCAAAAGAAAGCGTTTGAAGCCTGGGACGAAGGCCACAACCTAGTACTAAACGGAAGTGCAGGAACTGGTAAAACTTTCATAGCTCTTTACTTAGCTTTTAGTAAAATGCTTAAATATTAGCAATATAATAAACTTTTAATTATTCGTTCTATGGTTTCAACAAGAGATGGTGGTCATCTTCCAGGAACTAAAGAGGAAAAAGAAGAACCATATAAAGCACCTTATAAATCTATATGTGCAGAACTATTTGGATATGACGGAGCTTGGGGAAAACTTACCACAACTAAATCAGTGGGGTTTGAAACTACATCTTTTATCAGAGGAGTTACTTTTGACAGAACTATATTACTAGTCGATGAGATGCAGAACATGAACTTTCATGAGCTTGATTCTATTATTACAAGAGTCGGTAATGATTGTAAGGTTATATTCTGTGGAGATCATAACCAAACTGACTTTAGTCGTAAAGATGAAAAAGAAGGAATCACTAAGTTTGTATCGTTAATAGAACAAATGAGATTCTTTAGAGTTATTAACTTTGGTTGGGTAGATATCGTAAGATCTGATTTTGTAAGAGATTACATTATGACAAAGGAGATGATGGGCTTTTGAGAAGAGGAAGAAAAAAAGAACCACGAGAATACGTTGAGATGAGAATGAAACAACTCATGGAAGAAAGACAAAAGGCAAACGATAAAATGACTCGTATGTGGTTATGGAAATGCGCAGAAGAATTAAAATGGGTCCTACAGGTGATTGATGATGAAAGAAAAGATTAAAGAAAGAATGGACGTGTTGCAAAAGATGATGGAAAATAATATCCACATAGATGATGCACAAAGAGTAACACGACAAATAGAGACAGTAAGTAAGTTTTGGTCTGTTCTATCAGAAGAAGATAGAGATTACATTCAAGGCTGTCAATACGCTATTGAAGAAAAATATAAATGGAAGCCAAGTGACAAAAAATAATAAGATAGTATTTCTGACTGATCTCATAGAACAAAGATTAAGAAAAGAATCCGAAATAAGTTATTTTGAAAAACAACTAAAAGAAATAGAAGATAAACTATTCTTTTTAAGAAAAGAACAAGAACTTACAGTAACTATTATAGATATTTTAGAACAAGAAAAGATAATTGATTTTGAGTATGGTAAGGCAAAACTACTTGATAAAGATGGTAAGGCAACACTACTTGATAAAGAGTAAATTATATATAATACTAAGGAGAATTTAAATGGTTGTCATCTATGGTAGACCAGCATGCGGGTGGTGTGATCAAGCGATTGCTATTTGCAAACAGTATAGAATAGAATACGAGTATAAAAGTATACGAAACGAAGATTTTAAGAATGAACTTTTTGAAAAAATGCCAAACGCAAGAACTGTTCCTCAGATATGGTGGGATGATAAACACATTGGTGGATTTTCAGAACTAGCAGAAGAAATAGATAACACAAGAGGAGGATTCGGAGATGGCTTTTGATTTCGAATTTACTAAAGATCATTTATCACCAATAATTCCAAACAATAATAAAGTTGAAGATTGGTACGAAGCATTATGTGATATGCTTCCAAAATATGGAATCACAACAGAAAGAAGAGTAGCTCATTTCTTGAGTCAGTGCGCACATGAAAGTGCAAACTTCAAGAGACTAGAAGAAAACTTAAACTATTCTGCAAAAGCATTGCGTGCTGTTTTTGGCAGATATTTTGGAAATCCTCCTAAGAGAGATGCTGATGAGTATCATCGTAAACCAGAAATGATTGCAAACTATGTTTATATGGACGAGTTTCGTAAATATAAGATGGGTAACGTCAATGAAGGAGATGGTTGGTTATTTAGAGGTCGTGGACTAAAGCAACTTACTGGAAGAGATAACTATACAAAGTTTGGTGCAAGTATTGGAATGTCCGCCGAAGAAGCCGCTGAATATGTAGCTACTGAAAAAGGAGCAGTTGAAAGTGCATGTTGGTTCTGGGATGCAAATAATCTTAATTCAATTGCTGATACTGATGACGTCGTGAAGATGACAAAAAGAATTAACGGTGGAAACATAGGACTTGCAGACAGACAAAAAAGATACACTCATGCAATGGAAGTTCTAGGTATGTCAGTAGAAGATCTAGGAACTGATGACGACGATATTCAAGAGATATTAGATGACATTGGCGTACTCAGAAAAGGAGCAAAAGGTGATGGAGTTAAAATAATGCAAGAAGCATTAGGAATAACTGCTGACGGAGACTTTGGTCCTGGTACTGAAAGAGCACTAAAAGCTTGGCAAGAGGATAATGGGTTAACACCTGATGGTATTGCTGGTCCTGCGACTTTTACAAAGTTGTTAGATTGACTTTTACTGTATCATATTGCCCGTCATGCGGCTCAGAGCTAGACTATAACCAATTTTGTCCAAATTGTAAGGTAAGGAGATCATGGCTAAATTTAACAGATTTGATCCAAAAAATAAGAAAAAAGGTAGAAACCAATCTATCTCACAAAGGAAACTTAAGATAAAAACAGCACAAGAGCAAAAAGTTCCTAAGTCTTTAGTTAAATCAATAGTACGACAATCTGTGACATAAATGTTACACATTAAAAAAAGTATATCTTTTTGAAAAAAAAGGTGTACATTCCTTGTTTTTTATAGTATATTAGTATTATAAGGAATAAAACAAGGAAGAAATAATGAAAAAAGTAAATGATCAAATCCCAATGACCTTCCAACAGGAAGTTAACCTACACGAACATGGTAGCATCTGGGGTCGTAAGAGAACCTCAGAAGAATGGCGTCAAATCGCTATTCAGCGCAAGCGTACGGCCAGAGTTGGTCAAAGAAAACTTGCTTTCTTAAACCAGCCTGGAATGAGGCAATTGGTTAACGACTTGGAAGATCAAAGAGTCGCTCAACCTTGGAATGAGTTTGCTACCAGCATGAGTGGCGCTCTTTCAGTCTGGGGTCAGTGGACTCCAGGTCAACTAGCTGCAGTTAAGAAAATGGTAGCTAAATTTAAAAAGTCCATTGAAGGCAAAACAGCCCGATGGGCTGGAATACAGGGGTACATATATGAGTAATGTTGTTCTAACAGATGCTGATGGTGTTCTTCTAAACTGGAGAGATTCATTCGATTCTTGGATGATGAGGCAACACGGAATATTTGCAACTGGTGATGTTAACGTATACGATCAAGTTGAAAGATATGAAGATCCAGAAATATGGAAAAAGATTGTTGAATTTAATGGTTCCGCAAACATTGGTTGGTTACCACCATTATATGATTCAGTAAAGTATGTTAGAAAAATATACGAAGAGCTTGGAATGAAGTTTACAGTAATAACTTCACTATCTAAGAATCCATACGCACAGAAACTAAGAACACAAAATCTTACTAATATTTTTGGTAAAGATGTATTTGAAGAATTCATTTACCTAGACACAGGTGAAGACAAAGATGTTATCCTAGGACAATATGCAGAATATTATCCAGGAGCATATTGGATTGAAGACAAAGTTAGAAATGCCATTG